GCATCAATCGTGCTTATGTTAAATAAGGCACAATTAAAAGATGGAGCGGATAAAGTTGGTATTATTGTAACTGCAAAACCTACAAAGAATCGTTTTGCAAAACCAACTCCAATTAAATTCCACCTAAATTTTAGTGAAGGTATGAATCCGTATGTTGGATTAGAACAATATGCTACTTGGGATATCTGTGGAATTACTAAAGGCTCGATTGAAAAAGGAAAGAAAGTTCCTAAAGCAACGGCAAGAGGATGGATTTGCGAACACTTAGATGAAGCAGTTCCAAATAAAGAATTCTTCACAGATAAAGTATTTACTAGAGAAGTATTAGAAAGAATTGAAACACACATTAAACCTTTATTTAATTATAATTCAGAATCAAGTTCATTAGATATCGAAGAGATGTTAAACGATGCGGTAGAATCATAATGAAAGCCGACGTTTACACAATCAACGAAGATAAATTACCAATAAAATATATCTTAGGCATCCAGGATAAGTTAGAAGCTTTTCCTGACGCTTTCGATATACTATACATATTCATTACCGAAGCTGTAAAGAATCCCTCTCGACAGAAGGAAACATTCACACAACATGCTTTAATGAAATATCATAGTAAAGGTAATGTAGAGAACGCAGCCGAAGGATTAAAAAGAGGCATTCAATTAGGTTTGTTAGAGCAAATCAAATTCGAAGAAGGAAAAGAAACATACGAAATAAAAATAAACCCATACAAATGATAGCAGTATTTGACGATTTCATAAAAGATGAAACCCTATTAAAAGAGATAGCAGATCAAGGAGATGCTTTCTTCTATCCAACCGGCCAATATACATATTGGAAAGGATGGTGGAGTAACGAACCAAAAACAGTTAAACAAAAACTAATAAAGTATATCTGGAACGATCAGCTACCTGTTCAATTAAATATGCAATTAGACGGATTCGAACACTGGACCGGAATTCAAAGAGCAGATCAAGATGGTCGTAGAAATTTCTTAGAACTACACTTAGACGATGACGTTATGCTTAGAGAAAAGAAAGGTCAAAGAATGTTCCCAGTTTTAGGCTGTGTTTATTATCCTGCTGGTTTTGAATTCGAAGGAGGAGATTTACATATCTATACTGATGGAGAGGGAAAATCTCCGGAGGTAATTAAAACCAAACCAAACAGATTAGTTATATTTAACCCAGGTTCGGTTGTACATGGCGTTGATAAAGTAACATCAGGTATCAGAGGAGCTATCGCGATTAATGCATGGGCTGAAGAACCATGGTCAGTCGGACAAGGTCATATTATCCTAGAATAAGATTGAAACTAACTGAGTTATATCAATATAACTTGTATACAAAACAACAAATATGAAATTCGAAGCTGATAAAGAAAAGATATTTTTTAAACTTTCTCTTTCTAAACCTAAATACTTTGAGACGATTGATAGATCATTCTATACGTCAGAAGATATTGCATTATTGCATACATTAGCTCATAAATTTCATTCTAAATTTCATGAAACTCCAACGCTAGCACAAATGCTTTCATTAGCAGGATCTCCTAAAGTTAAAGGAAAGATCGATGAAGGAGTTATAGAATTAGTATATAAGGTAGATTTAGTACAATACGAAGAAGAGTGGTTAACTCAAACTACGGAGGCATGGATTAAGTGGAGTAATTTCAATAGTACCTTAATGGACACTATTGAATATGTAAAAACAACAGAAGTTACTCCAGAAAATGTAGATAGTATTGTATCAAAGGTAAAGACTTTAATCAACGATAGAAATTCGATTGTATTTAATTCAGATATCGGATTAGATTTTTTTAATGCAGAAGATCACTATAGCGAAGATCGAGTTAAAGTAAGTTCAGGATATAACTTCCTTGATCGGGTACTTAACGGAGGTTATGATAAAGACGGTTCCTTAGTAGTTTATGTCGGAGAACAGAATATTGGTAAATCAATCTTTTTAGCAAACGATGCTGCTAATTTCGTAAAGATGGGAGTTAATACGGCTTTTATCTCTGCTGAAATGTCAGCTCCAAAGGTATTAAAAAGAATCGGTGCAAACCTTTTAAGTATTCAAATGAATGACTATGATGAAAAGGCAAAGAACCAGGATCTAATGAAAAGAAAGCTTGAAACAGTCGGAAATGGATTAACGCCTCCAGGCCAGCTATTCATTAAACAATTCCCAACATCTCAAGCGACTGTTACCGATATAGAAGCTTATTTAAAACAAATTGAAGAGGAAAGAAAGATTAAATTAGGTGCAATTGTAATTGATTACATTAACATCTTAGCAAATTTTAGAAATCCAAACAGTGAAAACACATACTTAAAGATTAAGCAAATTGCCGAAGATTTAAGAGCAATGGGAACACGTAACGGTTGGTTAATCGTAACGGCAACTCAGATTAATAGAAATAACTATAACTCCAGTGATATTGGAATGGGAGACGTTGCAGAATCTGCAGGCCTATCACACACTGCAGATATGATGTTAGGTATTATACAAGATGACTTAATGCGATCTAGTTATGAATATTGGTTAAAAATCCTGAAAATCAGGGACGGTGAAGGTAAAGGAACTAAATGTAAATTAGATATTAATTATAATTACATGAGACTTACAGAAACCGATGAAACAACAAACTCAAATATACACAGTTTATAATGTCAACAGGAAGAACAAAAAGAGATAAAATATTCGATAACACGTTCGAAGAAACAGAATACGAGTATGACACATCGATGTCTTTCGCTCTCTCACCAAGAGTAGTTGACAATCGATCTGAAGAAGACAAGATTGAAACTAAATTAATAGCAGATGAAATACATTCTTTAATCATAAACTCTAGATTTAAGAAATTTAATAAGATTGATGAATTCCACCAAACTGTTAAATTAAACAAAATAGATATTAATGAAGTGTATGAATTTATATCGGATGAAACAAGAGCATCACATTCTCTAGTTGATATATTTTCAGAAATGTGTGACTACTTTAATGTAAACCCTACTCGATTTTATCAATCACTTGGAAACAAATTTAAAGAAGAATTAATTGAAGAGCTAGACGCTCGAACAAATATACTACAAAAGAAGAATATCAATAGATTGTTTTAATATGATTGACAATAAAATCTTAAAGAATCCCGTGAAACGGATCTGGGTTTTAGGTGATATGCACTTAGGTATCAGATCAAATTCAATGGAATGGTTAGAGATCCAAAAGGATTTCTATGAAAACGTATTTATCCCAACCCTAAAAGAAAAAGTTAGACCCGGAGATATATTAATTCAGGTCGGAGACGCATTCGATAATAGACAAAGTATAAATTTAAAAGTATTAAATTATGCTGTGAATCTATTTGAAAGATTAGGTGAAATTCTACCAACACATATTATTTGCGGAAACCATGATATCTGGGCTAAGAAAAGTAATGATGTCACTTCAATTGATAGTTTAAAGTGGATTCCAAATGTTCAGATCTATAAAGAACCTAAGCTTTTTAATTGGGGAGAAAAGAAGGTATTGTTAATGCCTTGGAGAAGAGATACAGAACATGAAGTTGAAACCCTTGCAGAATATCCTCAGGCAAATATGGTATTTTGTCATTCAGAGGTTCGTGGAATTAAACTAAATTCAAAGGTTACTAATTTACACGGAGTTGAAGCAAATTCATATGATAATTTTGATGGAGTTTGGTCTGGACATATTCACTATAGACAAAATAAAGGTAAATTAAGAATGGTTGGTGTTCCATATCAATTAACAAGATCTGACGCAAACAACGCAAAAGGATTTGACCTAATTGATTTAAGTGACATGAGCGAAACTTTCTTCGAGAATGATAGATCACCAAAGTTTGTGAAAACGTATCTTACAAGTCTTTACAATGTTACCTTGGGTGAATTTAAAGAGCAGATTGAAAATAATTTTGTTGATCTGTTTGTACCTTCTCACGTTGCTGCAAGTAATTCACTTTCTAAATTTATCAACCAAATCCAAAATGTAGGTAGAAAGATAGAACCAAACATATACGAACAAGATACTTTTATCGATAAAGACATGTACGACATGGAAGAGATCGAAGATATGTATAAGAACTATAACATTCTACATCTATGTAATATGTATATTGATGGAATGCCTAAGGATGATGAAACAAAAGGACAAATCAAAGATAGAATAAAAAGACTGCATGATTTATGTGCATATAATTATGATAGTGAAATATGAGAATACAATCTATAGAGTTTAAGAATTTTGCAAGTTATGGAAATTCAATACAAAGATTAGAATTCGAAGAAGACAATTCAGAATTATTCCTAACACTTGGTAAAAACGGCCATGGTAAAACTACGATTGCAAATGCTATTGTGTTTGCGCTATATGGTAAAGTTGAAGGTGTGAAGATGGCAGACTTGCCTAATCGTATTAACAAAGAACTTTGGGTAAAAATTAATCTACAATGTAAAACTACAGAAGTATCTATTGAAAGAGGATTGGCCCCCAGTAAATTTGAAGTTAAGCTTAACGGGATTGAATTTGATAAAGCAGGTAAAAGGTCAGTTCAAGAATATTTAGAAGAAGAAATCTTTGGCATCCCATATCATGTATTTAAAAATATCATTATCCTATCGGTAAATGATTTTAAGTCATTTTTAACAATGACAAACAACGATAAAAAACAGATCATTGATAGAATGTTTGGCTTTTCTATTTTAAATGAAATGCAACAAAATATTAAAGAAGAGCGTAAAAGCTTGAAGGTTGATTTAGATGTATATGAAAGAGAACTTACACAGCTAAACGAAAACATTACTTCAGTTAATATGAAGTTAAACGAATTAATGGCAGAGTCTAATGAAAAAGACAAGGCTAAAATCCAAGAGTTAAAAGATTCTCTAGTTAGATATACTGCTAATAAAACCAAACTAGAAGAAGCACAAAATACTATTTCTGATAGTTTATCAAAAGTTACTATAGATTTAAAATCTACTAATGATGATAAAACAAAACTGGTATATGAGTTAGCGGCTCTCACTCGGAAATTAAGCCTTTATGAAAATAACACCTGCCCGACGTGTGAAGGAGAACTATCAACAGAATTTCACAACGATCGTAAAACAGATATAGAAAACAATATCGAAACTCTACCATCTAAAATTGCTTTAGAAAAAGCAAAGGTTGTTCAAATCGAAGAAGACATGATATCTCTTCGAAGTAAAGATCGAGCAGTTAGAGATAAAGTTTCAGTTATTAATACAAATATTAGAAATCTTAAAGGAGAACTAATAAAGATAAAAGACTCTTTAAATAACGGGGATAGCTTCGCCCATATGCAATCTTTAATAGATGGGTTTGAAACACAAGAGAACGAAAAGACAAAGTCTAAATCAATAGTTAATAGTGAATATTATTTTTTAGAGAATTTAGAAGAGATATTAGGTGAAGATGGTGTTAAGAATCTTGCAATTAAAACAATACTACCTGGTTTAAATACTAATATTGCAGCGATGGCACAAACCATGCACTTACCCTTTCATTTAAGATTTGATGAAAAGTTTAATTGTATTATTAATCACTTAGGAGAAGAGATTAATCCAATGACCCTTTCAACAGGCGAACGTAAAAAAGCAGATTTTATAATCATTATCGCTATCATTAAAATATTAAAACTAAGGTTTCCACAATTAAACCTACTTTTCTTAGATGAATTATTAAGTTCAGTTGATGCAGACGGAGTTCATAATATTTTAAAAATATTAAGTCAAGTAATCAAAGAGAGTAAGATTAATACATTTGTGATAAATCACTCAGTACTTCCTCATGAATTATTTGATAAGAAAATTCAAATATACAAAGAGAATGGATTTTCTAAATTTGACATAGAAACAATAGAATAATATAGATATATAGATTTATATGGCAAGTTACAATTTAAAATACAATTCAGACGATAGTGTAGTAAGACACGTTATCATAGGTTTATTGGCTGATTTAAATAACAAGGTTTATTTTTGGAGACAATTAAACGAGAACGATAGAGTAGCAATTGATATTCCCTTCTATTACTCAATAACAGGCGATGATCAGTTTCTGCGAGATAATTTCTTATTCACTACCACAACTGGAGTAGACTGTCACCCTGATCAAGCGTTTGCGGATGCAAATTATGATGCAGTTCCACGTGGAGTAGTTAGTTTAACAGGAATGTCAATCGATTCTGGTAAATTAGTTAATAAAAGAAACATGGGTACCTATACTAAAATGAATGAAGAAGGCGCTATGGAAGGTTACTCGGCAGAATTCGAGATGATTCCTGTCACTTTGGGCATAGATGTTGAAATATTAGTTAGCTCTACACTGGATGCATTTAAGGTGACTGAGATGCTTATCAAGAGACTTTATAAATCAAATTCATTTAATGTTGAAGTTGGTCATTTAAACGAGGCAACGTACCGATTAAATTCATACTACGCAATGCCAGACGATTATGATATACAAAGACCAATTGATTACACATTTGAAGATAAAGACAAATATAAAATAACTTTTCCAATAGAAATTAACACTTCAATTCCTTCATTTGATTGGGAATCAGAAAGACACGCTGGTAATAGAATGTTTGAAATTAATTCCGCGATTGTTCCGGAATCAGATAAAACACAAAACACCCCAGGAGAAATTAATGTAATTGACGAAAATACCAAATAATATAAAAGATATATAATAAAAATAAAAACAAAATTAATATGACGACTAATATTTTAGCCCCATTTGTAAAAACAGAAAATTCTTTTAAATTCTACGTTAATGGTAGAGTTTTTGAAATGACTGACAATACAATCACAGAAACAGAATCTATTGATTCTACTTTAGGAAATGCAATTGCAGCTTTTGAATCTTTTGAATTTTCAGCAAATACAGTAAAGTGGTTTCACGGAGCTTCTAAATTTACTTATAACTTATCTGAATCTACTTTCGCAGTAGGAGATACAGTTATTGAAAATTTCACAAAACACGTATTATCAAGTGGATTAGTGAGATATGAAAATAAAGGAACCGCAGAGTTATTCGAATCTTTACCAGTTATGTTAGAGAATTTCGTACAATTAGATTTCGCAGCAACATTCGAAGGAAAAGATAATATTGTTAATGTATTTAAAATCGAAGAAAAAGTATATGTTTCTAGATTCAACACGGCAAACAGAATATCAAAGTTTTTTGAAGCTACTAATGCAAATGCAGCGGTAGATTTTGTAAACGAACAAACTGGTTTATCAGCAGCTACTTTCTTAAGTGAATTAGTTACAGGACAGGCTCAGGAAATTGCACAAAATGAAGCAACAATTAATTCTTTTAAAGATATGATTTCATTCTTTAAAGACCAAAGAGGTTTATTAGCTGAGGCTGATAAGTCGGTTTCAGAAATTAAAGCAGCAGATGCTCTAATTAACGAAGAAATTTCAGTTTGGGAAACTAAGATTGCTGAATTACAAGCATAGTTTTAAAACCTTATACAATCATGAAAGAGAGATCCTAGCGGGTCTCTTTTTTTATTTAGAAACAAAACAACATTTAACGGTATAAATCTAAACAAATATAAATTAATACTGTGGCTCGTAAAAAAAATTATTTAAACAACAAAGACTTCTATGCACAAATGGTTTTATCCAAAGATGCAGACAAGCTAACCAAAGAAGCTGAGAAGATGTTAATCCTATTAGCTGAGAAGACAATCAACAAAATGAGATACGTTAGTGAAGACGATCGTAATGATTGTTTACAATTCGCAATGTTAGATCTTCTTAAATACTGGCGAAACTTTAATCCTAAATATCCAAATGCGTTTGCATACTTTACAGAGATTGCAAAGAGAGGATACGCAAAAGGCTGGAACAAGATTCATCCTAAAAAATACGGTGGAACTATTTCAATCGGCGGAAACGGCGGAGGAGATGGAGATGGCGGAGGAATCTATACGCTATAAATGTCAATAAAGAATCTCAAACCAACAAAGAACTCAGGATTCAGTCAAGGGTATTATGTCCCTATATTTCCTGAAAAATATGTAGGCCCTACTCCGATAATATATAGGAGCTCATGGGAACGTAAGTTCTGTATTTGGTGTGATATGAATGACAAAGTATTAAAGTGGTCAAGCGAACCAGTAGAGATTAAATACTGGTCACGACAAGATTCAAAGGCCCATAAATATTATCCAGACTTTTATTTTAAACAAATACAACAAGACGGTACAGAGCTAGAGTATATTGTTGAAATTAAACCAAAGTCACAGATAACAAAACCACAGCCGCCTAAAACAAACTCTAAAAAAGCACTTAAATCATATAAATTTCTTGCAGAACAGTATGTAAAAAATATGGATAAATATAATGCAGCTAAAGAGTTTTGTGATGGTAGAAATTACAAATTTATTGTTTTAACTGAAGATACTATATTGAATGGGTTACGTTAAAAATAAAATAAAAGAATTAATTAAAGAAGCAGGCAGCCGAAAGTCGGCTCGCCGTACCGCAGAGGATTGGTTCGAAGAAAGCTCAAAATCTAGATCTTTAAATGAAGTTCAGAAAACAAGAAACAGATTTGAACCGGGCAAGATATATGTATTTGATTACAGACCTATCACACAGAACCTACCCTGGTTTGATGCAAACCCGGTTGTATTAGCAATAGAACATAAAGGTGAAAACGATCTGGGTATTAATTTAAATCTTTTACCAGTTGATTTTAAAGAACAATTGTTAGATGACTTATATAATAGAATGGAAGGTCAAATTAAAAACGCAACAACAGGTTCAAAATACTATGATGCAAAAACACAAGCTCCATTAAAAATAACATATGATGGAATAAAATCATATCTTAAAAAAGATGGCTATGATTTTGCAATTAGACAATATGTACCTACTGGTAAATCAAGACAAAGTGTAGTTAGTTACACAAAATGGCCTGATATTGCACTGTGTGACTTTATTGAATTAAATGGAACCACAATTGCAAATATTAGAAGGTTGTTTTTTAGCTAATAAAAATTGAATATATAAATAAATATAATAAAATAATAACAATGGCAGGATTCGTAGATAGAAATGGCCCTTTAAGTTACAATAAAAAATCATTTACACTGAGAGATCAACTTAAGAAGTTAAGTTCTTTTGGTATGTATTATGACGATTTAGTACTTAGACAATCGCAAGCAATTGGTCCAATGGAGGATGAAATTGGCTTCGGTATGATGAACCAGATGGGTCTGGATAATGATGATATGTATGGCGCTTTCGCAGCCCTCTCTATGTCAGATACCAACATGCGTAAGAATATCCCTTTCTTTGATAAAGGTTATGAAAGTAAGCGTGATGAATTAAGAGCATTCTCAACATACGATGAAATTGAAGATATCTTAGATATTTTATGTGATGAGTCGGTTGTATATGACAATAAAAACTTTTTCGTAAATCCTGAAATTATTGGGATGGATGTTAGTGATGATGTACAGAAAGACTTAAATAAATCCTTTAGAGATATTTACCAATATTTTGGATTTACGCAAGATCAATCAGCTTGGTATTATTTTAGAAAATTCTTAGTTGATGGTTATTTATCATTTGAAATTATCTATAACCCAGAACAAACTGAAATTATTGGATTTAAAGAAATTGATCCAATAACACTAGTTCCTGGATATAATAAAGATGATGGTAAGAAAGTATGGACCCAATTCATGGACGATCCAGTTAAAGAGAGAGTCCTATATGACGCACAGATCATTTATATTTCTTATTCATCTATTACCACAGCATCTAGAGTAAGTTACTTAGAACGTTTAGTAAGATCATTTAACTTGATGAGAATTATGGAACACACTAGAGTAATCTGGGCTGTAACAAACTCATCTTATAGAATGAAATTTATCATCCCAGTCGGTGGTAAATCTAAAACAAGAGCAAAGCAATCGCTAGCTCAATTAATGAATAACTACAAAGAAGTTGTAGATTTTGATTGGGAATCAGGT